GGTTCTCCAATAGACATCGTTGTTCTCCATGAATAGACCCTTGCAATCGTATTGCTTACAGAGTCTCTTGAAATCCTTATCCAATTCCTTGTCGTCATTTAGAATGGCGATCTGTAGGTTATCGGAATTCTCACGATAGAATTTCACAACCATTTCCAGATTGCGAAAGCGGTCATCCACATCCCTACGGAAGTGAATCATTAAGCCAATGTTATTGAGGTCTGTTTTCATAATCATAATTCCTGTTCCATCGCAATCCAAACATGGGTTGGGCATGACTTTACTATACATACTACCATCACCCTTTCCACCATTACAAGTCGGACATATTCTCCAACCTTCGGAAATTAATTTAGCTGCCACTTCGCTAGTCATATTCAGGATGATCTCACGCTTTTCAGGAAAGTCAATACTTCCTGTTCCATCGTATCTGGAACACCATCGCTCCCAAATGGGAACACACCAAATTTCTCCTTGAAATAATCCATGGAACCACGAATATTATCCTGCCATTTCTGCATGGTTTCAGGAGTCTTAATGGACGAATTTTCCTCTGAACAAGCTTGCTCTTCAATGTAATCCAAGGAATTTGCTAGATCAGCCCACCACCAATAAGGAGTGGAATATCCCTTCAAAGCGAGTTCGTAACTGTGGGAAACATGATCAAAAGCATTGCGGAATTTCTCGTCAATTAGACCGACATCTTCCAGACACTTGCGGGAATAATAACAGAACGCTCCCACGCAATGCTGATTGAAAGCTAGGGATAAATCCCCATAATCCACAACCAATCGTGGACAAGGCTTACCATGGGAGATACCGTTCTTGTTGGCAGGACCGTGGTAGCCGAACATCAGGTGTTGGATTCCACTCTTCTTGGAAGCGTCAATGTATGCTTGAAAAATGTTTGGGTCTTTGATAAGCATATCGTCTTCAATGAGGAAGATGTGATCACAACCTTTATTAAGAAGGTGCTGAAGCGCATAATTTTTCGATTTGGCTACCCCTAAATTAACATCAGTCGTAATTCTAACCAATGAATTATCACCTTTCCATTTATCTTGAGTGCTTTCTATGATATAATTTTCGAAGTCTGGATTGGGATTCCTAGTATCTTCTATAATAAAAAGCTGATCTATCTGATCTTTACAAATCAAAAGAGAATTAAAGAGCTTGTCGAACATCTCCTTGCGCCCACATGTAATTACAGAAATACCAATTTTCATATCTTAAAATTCTTAATCTGATCCGTCAAATTCTTGTATTGTGCGTCCTTCTCAATCCAAAGTCCTTGGTCTTTCAGCATTTGTTCCATCGTTTCCAGATTCTTTGGATCAAGAACGCTTTCTCCCGTCTCAACCAGATTACCTTTCTGATCAATGAACTCCCCTATCCACGCGAGTCTATCATCAATTCCGGTCATGCTCTCCACCGGAATGATTGCTGGGCAATCCTCCGCAATGAAAAATGGCGTATTTCCCAAATGATCGGAATATTGTTCATAAAGACCCGCGAAGATGTCATCAATCTCCCGAATGTAATTGAGGTTGGTGTCACGTGTCCCATCATCAACAATCTTGATAGCGGGGTCGTATTTCAACCAGAAGATAATGTCCAAATTTTTCAGGGAGCGGCGAACAATATCCACTGTGATTCCAAGAACTTCTTCGGAAATCAGGTCTTTTTCGGCGGCATGAAGAGAATACGCAAGATTATCTAGGGGACAGCGATCATGTATAATGTGCTTCTCATCCTTATGTTCTTCCAATGTTTGGGTCATGAAATCCAAAATGAGTAGTTGAGTCTCTGCTGTCGTGGAAGATGAATGGGAAAGATTGTTTTCTTCAATAATATCCCTGTATGTTTTCACAGGTGTTTTATACATATTCCACTTCTTTAGAAAGTGTTTTACTAATGTAGTTTTTCCTTGTCCAGCAGTGCCAACAATTGCAATTCTCATAATGATTAAACTTAACAGGTGATTATCAAATTGCAAGCGATTTTGGTTAAGTAATAATATATGGCTACTAAAAAAGCACCTCGCAAGAGGAAGGAAGTGGATATCACACCTGATATGGGAGAACATTATAAAAAGAACTTCGATCTATCTAATATAACACTTAAAAAGCTTCCCCATTTAACTGATAATCAAATAAAATTTTATCAATTAACCCAAAATGCTAAAACAAATATGATATTTGTGGATGGTGTTGCGGGGACTGCAAAGACACAAGTTGCAGTATATGGCGCACTAGAACTCCTTAAAAACCGAGAGGTTGATCGAATCATCTATGTGAGAACCATCGTTGAAAGTTCTTCTCGATCAATTGGAGCATTGCCGGGAGAACTTGAGGATAAATTCCTTTATTATTCCATGCCTCTCATTGACAAATTGAATGAGATGACCGATGTTGCCACTTACAAAACTTTGATGGAACAGGAATATATCAAAGCAATTCCAGTCAATTTCGCCCGTGGTCTGACATTCCATAATAGTGCTGTTATAGTGGACGAGTCGCAAAATTTTTGTAAATCCGAATTATCCACAATCCTCTCCAGATTTGGTAGAGGTTCCCGATACTTCGTCATCGGAGATACAAAACAATCGGATATCAAAGATTCGGGATTTGAGAATGTCTATAACGCATTCAATACAGATTTCTCAAGAAAGAATGATATTCACTGTCTCAAATTTAACCACGCAGATATCGTTCGTTCTCCGATATTAAAACATATTGCCCAAGTTTTAGGTGTCTAATTATCGTCTAACCAACGGATAAATATTATATTCTTTATCCCACATGAAACAAGCCAATTTCCTCTTTGGTTTGGATACTAACTTATATTTGATAATGCTTACAACATCATCAATGGAAATCTTTTCATTTTTCTTCTTACGCTTCAACATGAAAAATTTAAGAACCTTTTCATTCAGAGATTTCTCATATTCCTTCACGACTTGCTGTTCCACTTGTTTATATTTCTCTTGGATATTTGTCACATCTTCAGATGGGAATCCTCGTCCACTTGACATATCCCAAACAGCGTTTAGGTAATGTGTTGCCAGATGTCCAGCAATTTTAGTAGCTTCTTCTTTTTCCTCATCCATCATTGGACGGAGATGTTCGCTCTCGTATGTTTTATTTTCCATAATTTTATCCTTCCAGTAAGCCCCCCTTGGGAGCAGTCTTCATATCAGCGGAATACCTCACAGCACCGCCCGTTTTTTGCCCATGAAATTCATTTAAAAGTTCGTCCATGTTAATGCTCTTGGCACCAAAGACATGTTGTTCATAGATGCTTCCAATCTCTGCATTAATTCGATCCTGACCCCAAGCATCTAAAATCGCACCAGCAGAACCCCCGTATTTTTCTTTAAAAAACCCGCTCATATTATTATTTATTATTTACCAAATTTTCAATGATATTTTTACATTCATCACTATATCCAGTCTCTATATCATAGATTTTTGCATCCAAATCCATGAGACAAACGAAGGGAGAATGGGTTGCCACAATGATCTGGTATTCCTTGGACATCTTTTTCAGAAGAGCAAAGAGTTCCATCTGCTTTGGGAGAGATAACGCCCTCTCAGGTTCATCTAGAAGCAATGTCACTCTTCCCGTGCGTGGTAGAGAACGGATGTAATCGGATTCCCCAATTTGTGCGGGATGGGAAGAAACATACTTGGTGAGATCAGGAGGACTCTTGAGCATGTTGAATAGCTTGTTGAGCTTTTTCAAACGATATTGACCCGATGATGGTTTCTCAATCATCGCATCCATGTGTTCCTCTTCCGTGGTCATACCATCTTCCGATGAAATATCCTTGTGTGTGAACCATCCCCATTGATCAATCTTCACATCTCCCTCATTATAGAATGTGGCAGTTCCATCCCACCCCACAATACAATCGGATTGACCGGGAGAATATGCACGATATACATAGGGAAAGTGACTTCTCTGTTGCGCTCCCAGAGCAAGTTCCGAAGAAATCCTAGACCATCCTGCATATCCATTGGGAATGCCGCAATAGGCTTTAAGCATTTTTAGAACACTGGTCTTTCCACTATTATGCGTTACTAATCCGTTAGCCAAACAATATAAATTAGAATCAGAATCGACATGAATATCATATGTTTGAACCATTCTTTCATTCCCCAAACTTATTCCGATATAATCATTTGATGATAAATCATTATATGATTCAATAAATTCTTTTTTATTTGAAACTTGTAAATAAACAGATAATTCTCTCAACATATTGATCACATCTTGCTGTCTTTTAATTATAAAAGTATAACAATTACCATTTTTATACTTTTCTCTATTATCAATATATCTATTACCAACACAACCCCACAAAACACTACAAGCATATTCAACAGAATCTACAACACTTTTAGACTGCATCGATATACCAAAAATAGGATTTTTCCCGCGTTTATAAAACGATCCATCTGTATCTATTATACCTGCCAAGTAATTCAGTAATGTTGTTCTATTCCAAGATTTGACAAATCCCAAATCTATAAATTTTTCATGTGCATACTTATCATCACAATATTTCAAGTATTCATCATCCTTATCGTTAGATTCTATTCTCCAAGAATAATTAGCATCATGTAATTTTTTATAAAAAGCATCATTTAAATCTAAAGAAATTCTTTTTACTACTGATTCATACATATTACTAATCTCATAATATTGTGTGGTTGCCTTACAACAACCATCGCCCAACATAGCACCTAAAAGGTATGCTCTATTATATGATACCGCACCGAGATTTGATTTATTAATCAACCTTTTAATGAAAGTGGTTTTTCTAGACTTATTATTAAAGTCTAACACTCTAATACACCTATTTCCTTTATTATTTTTATTCTTAGACAACCAAACATGATCATACGTAGATTCCGCCCACACTCTTTGGTCACTTCTCAATTCAACAACCTTTTTAATACCAGTGTTAAATGTTTGTAGCACTTTAATGGGGTTGCCTTCTTCGCTAAAGACTTCATCTCCAACCACAATTTCTTCTATTTTTTTAACCCCATTTGTGGTTAAAATTTCAGTGCCTTCTGCTAAACAACCATTGGAACCCGAAAATATATTAAGCCCTTCCGAGAATTGGAATTCAATTCCCTTATGAAAATTGGGAAGCTCAGTAGCAAACCCATTTAGAATTTTAATGTTTGTTATCATTTCAATCCCCAAGATGTTCCATTAAACCATTCGTGTCCCGATTTATTGTTCAGCGTTGCTTCCATGCGTTTGGGCGGTTCCGGTTGAACGGGTTGTTCTGCGATTTTTTCTGCTTTCAATCTTTCAATTGATTTTTGTTTAAGCTCTTCATCCCGTATCTCTTGTTGTTTTTGCTTTTCCTCCAATTCTTCGGGTGTCATGTATTCACCATACCATTTATTCCAAGTTCTTCCAACCAATACATCATCGTCATTGTTTACCGAACTGACATGGGAATCATCTTTAAGATCATCCGTTTCGTCCGTTGTAATGAATTTGAAATTCTCATCCTCCTGCGCTTTGATTTCCACTTGCATGAGAAGATTTACAAGCGGATTTCAATTTGTCAAGTAATTGTTACTTGTTTGGTTGATGTGTCGTATGTAAATGCTTTTCTAGTCGGGGTGCCACTTATTTTTATCATTGCAAATCCGGTTACTGTTCCACTTCGTGTATCGGCATGAAGTCCGGTCAATGTCCCCACAACATCATGTCCAGCATCTTCCAATGCGTGTCTGATTTCTTCATGGCTGGAAGCGAGATGTCTTTCGGGTCCTTTGACTCTTTTCGCAGTTCTATCTTTGGGATTAAATTTAACAATATAGGTTGATTTATCGGGGGAAAATGTTCTACCCAATTCAGGTTTACCTGTTTGATCATTGTTTATTAACTCCCCCACTTTAATGGTAGCTGTGAATGTTCCATCAGCATTTTGTTTTGGATTCCACTGTAATTTTTGATTGGGTAATGGGTGAAACCCATCTTCCATGATATAATCTATGGTGATTTCATCTTTAGTCATTCCAGCCCTTTGTCCTTTTTCTTTTGCATTTCTTAACCATTCCTGTCCTTTTCTTACAGGATTCATAACTTCAGGGGCAACGGTATCAGCAACAGACCCCACCCAAGATGCGACTTTCGCAGCCTTTCGAGATGCGGGATGTTGAGTGAAGTCATTCCAAAACCCCTCACTCAAAATTTCACGTTGACTAATCTTATGCATCGGTTGTTAGGTGTTGATCTGCTACATTTGACAAAGTGACATCGATCAACGCATCAAGATTTCTCGCTATGAATCCCTTACCAATTAAAACCTTATGATCGTTGTCCGCTCTATTACCAATTGAAAATGGCGTATTGGGGAATCTCTTACCCCCAATTGCACAATCAAATAAACAGATTGGACGTTCTTCCGTATTACCAGCCCCTAAATTAATAGTGATGGTATCTTTGACTGGTTTTTCTAGGCGTATGGAATTCATGGTTGTAAATCTTACTATGGGTTGGTTGGTTTGTCTGTCTTTTCCGAACTCAAGGTCTTCTCCATGTAAAACATTGTAAGCACCATTACCCGTATCCAATTTGGCGGATATGGTTCCGACACCATCAACTACGATATCCTCTTCCAAACCGAGGATGTTTTTTTCCACAAAGAATTGCTTGAAACTTCTCATTCATTTAAAATTTTTTATTAGGGTGATGGAGATGATCATATGATTATTTATCATAACGGTGATAAATTTGTAATTTATACATCAGAAATATCTAAAACCTTCAAAGATTGTTTTGTCAAAATTGCAGCGATAATTCGATGATAACCATCCAAAGCAGTGTTATTATCAATTACAATTGGGTTCTCATGTAATCCATTACGATTTTTCTTATAATGATTCACAATTTGCTTTTGATCCCTATCAGCAAAATCTTTATAAGCTTGGAAGACTGTAGTATCATCTTGATATGTTGTCAATTTCAATAATTGATCTGGTGATAACGTCTTGATTGGAATTTGAATGTCCCCCATATCGGGATCAACCACACTATAAAGTGCCTCGTTTTCAGGAACATCATATTCAATATCACCATAAATATCGTTCAGAGACATGGTGTGGTTTTCCATACTTTCATACAACAGAGAAAGATTTTTTAAATCTGATGATATCATATTATTATTTATCTAAACGAAAAAAAAAATTTAAAAACATAAAAAAGTATCTAGCAGATGATAAATACTTATATGACAACTTTCAAAATAAAACATAAATGTGAAAATGACCTCACATTGTTTTTGAAAGAATGTAATAAGATTAAGAGAATAGCTTTTAATATTTCAGCCGAAAACAATAATAAAACATACATTACCAGAAAAATAAAAAGTTCGTATAATTTGAATTATGATTTAATAGATGCTACTATAATAGAATTCCAAGTCAGTGATGCGTTGACCCTGAGAGAATCGATTAAAACGAGGAAATCTAAAAAATCAGTAAAAACAATTTTTGGGTCATTGAAAGAATGGAAACGATTTAATAAAGGTTTAATATCAAAAGAAGATTTTAATAATATTAAAAACACTCAACCTATAATTTTCATCGGAAGAAAAAATGAAAAACAGGGAAACAGGAGATTCAAATTAGATATTAATAATAAACGAATCATTTTTAAACGAAGATTTGGATCACATTTTACTCTAGAATTAAAAACCTCCAATTCTCGCTGGAAAATGCTTGAAAAGTTGCAGAATTACTTTGAATTTAATTCTACTCCTATAACATATAAATTAGATAATAATTACATTTATATCACTTTTGATGAATCAATTCTCAAAGAAAAGGATCATCAATTCATTGAAAATAGAATAGCAGGATTAGATTTAAATCCGAATTACATTGCTTTCACGATTAGAGATTTCAATACTGATGATATCATGTATAAAAATGTCTATGATCTTACCAAGCTGAACAATACCCATAATAAAAATAAAAAAGATCATGAGGTTGTAGAAATCGCTAAAAGTATTTCCAATCTTTGTAAACATTATAAAGTAGAATGTGTTGGTCTTGAAAAGCTTACTATGATAACTGGAAATCGTGGTAAAGGTAAAAAATTAAATAGATTATTAAACGAATCGTGGAATAGAATCAAAATTATACAAAATCTTAAAAAACGTCTTAACATCTTAGGAATTCAAAACCAAGAAATTGTAGCTGCTTATAGCTCCACAGTAGGATGCTTAGATAATCCCAATGAAACCGATAGTATTGCGGCAGCACTTGAAATTGGGAGACGTTGTTATGTATTTTTAAATCGCTATATCAAAAAGCGTAAAGAATTTTCAGATGTGGATGTTATGTATCCAAAAATTAATAGGGGTCTGATAAAAGAGAGATGGAATTCAATTCTATCGGGCTATAACCCTAAGAATATTGGTTACAAAGGTATCCACGAATATCTGAAGAAAGAAAAGAAACTGAACGAGTTAAGGTTTCTCTTTAAGGATTATCCTTTTTTGGATAAGAATTGGAGTTGTTTTAGTCTAAAATCTGAGAAATCACTTGTTAGTGGTTACTCATGTTTTTTATAACTGTGCTTGCTCAAACCCCGTATTGGCGAAATCAGCCTTGGCATCCAAACGGTGCCAAACATCGGAAACATAAGTAGATGCAATGGTGATTGCTGAAACCATCCAATCTTCAAATTCAGCGGAATCCTTCATGTCATAAAGACGCTTACCATATTCTGAAAGCTTCTTGAGTTCCGATACCAGAACCTCATTTACCTCATGCGATTCCACGGGAGCAATTGGATCAATTTGCATGACCATTCCTTGTGCTTGACCACCACCAAGATCATCGTCAAGATCATCGCCAAAATCCATGTCATCGTCAAAATCGTCAATATCATCATCAGAAAAATCGTCTTCAAGATCATCGTCCATGAAATCATCTTCTTCTACATCTTCCTGACGGAATTTTCTTCCCATGTAGGATTCCCAAAGCACCGTATTTTCTTCTCCTTTGAATTTCATAGTAATATTTAGCTCATCTGATCCAAATTATCCCGAATGTCCTGTCCTTGTTGTGCAGGACGGATAATTGGAAGGACTTTTGATTGATACAAATCCTTTGCGGTTTGTCCCGATGCTTGAATTCTCTTGATATTATCAGGTCTGCGTAGCAAATCTAGAATGTTTTCCAAAGCAATGCGATCCGTGCCGCTGGGGGGTTCCATGAGAGCAGCTAGAACCACATCTTCCATGTATCGGACTTCGGCGGGAGAACTCAAAGGAATTGACTGTTGAGGCTCTTCAGGAGGCATCTCTGGAGCAGGAGCTTGTCCTTCTTGGGGTGGTTGTTCCATACCCATTTCAGGATTTTGTTCATCCTGTTCCAAAATG